AAAGTCGTCAGAAACAATTTTAACTCCTTCGTTGTTAGTTGCTAGTGTGCCAAGACCACGAGATGAAACACCAAGTTTGACTCCCTCGTCAATAAGGTTCTGTGCTATCTTTCCCATAGGAGTAGATAGGATCTTTGCCTTACCCACATAGTTAGATCCACTTTCTCTAAGTGAAACTATTTTATGCGAGACACGATCGAGGTTTACTGTAGGACCTTCGGGGTGACCAAGTTCACCAACCGCACGACCAGATTCCACAAATGCTTCATTGTATCTTGTGACTTCTCTGCGTAGAGTTTCCATTGGATACATACGACCATTGCGGTTTTTAATATCTCCTTGTAAAAAGATACCTTCTATAAACATAGATTTTTTACCGTTGCGATTTTCAACGATAACTTCTACATCATCTATCTGTTCTGTGATAAGTTTCATTTTGTTATCCAGTAAATCCTACTTTAACACCTTTGACATCAGAACCACTAGCAAACACTGTGTACGCAGGTTGCTTTTCTAGAATCTCAGAAGTACCTGCTTTGAGTGTGAATGTACCCACTCCAGTACCGCCTCTAGTTTCTTGAACTGTGATTACTCTGTCAGCAGCGTTAGCATTATAAAGACGCACACAAGTTGCTTGAGTAAAACTAACACCTGTACCTGCTGTTGTTGGTACATTTACTTCATCTGCGAGTAACAGAATTCTGTTAGACATCAGTTTCTTCCTCTTCCTCTGGTTGTGCTTCAACTTCAGTTTCTACCTCAGCTTCTGCTTCTGGTTCTATATTACCAAAGAGATCGTTAGAAGCATATGGTCGCAAACCATCTATTCTCTCTGCAGATTTTGCGTAGAGAATATCCTTGATTTGATCGCTAATATCCGCAGCAGACGCATCTGTTGCTATCATGTTGACGAGTTCTTCCATCATAATATCTTATACTGATAAAGTTATTTATATCTCTCCTTCATTCTCTTTAGGCATATTCTGTGGTTGCGGTGCAGGAGCAGCCTCTTCTTGACCCATTTCTGCCATTGGATCTCCCATAGCACCCTGTTCAAATTCTAACATTTGTTGATTAGGATCTGGTATTACACCGTTAGCAATTTCTTCCTCAATTTGCTCATCTATTTCTACAATTTCTGCGTCCTTTTGACGCAATACATTTCTTCTAATATATTCTGTAGAATAATATCTACCAACATAAGGTTCTACCATACCAAGTAAACCTAAACGACCTTCCATCAATTCTTTATCTTTTAATTCTGCAAAGTGATTGTCGTATATAAAGTCAAACTGGATATGCTCTGACATAATCTCCCAGTCTTCTGGAGTAACAATATTCTTTAATAATAATTGTGATCTTAATAGATCTAAGAATATCTTACTGAAACGCTTACGCAATCTACCAACAAACTTACTGAACTTAAGTTCATCTCTTAAGATCTCAGATGATCTACCTAAATTAAATCCATCACCAGATCCCGCAATTCTTGACTCAGGAACTCCTAATGATCTGTATAACTTAGACTGGAAGTATTCTATGTCTGCTAATTCACCTAAGTTTTGTCCGCCAGGTAATGTAGTAATCTCAGTTCCTCTACCACCTTCTCTACGAGGTAACCAGAAGTCTTCTAACATAGACATATATTTTTTGTCATCTCTTATTTCACCAGAACCTGAGTCATAGACTAATTTATTTCTATAACGAGACATGACATCACGCAAGTATTGTTCTGCTTTTATCTTAGGTAAATTACCAACATCAATATAAAATATTCTTCTCTCAGGTGCTCTTGATAATCTGTAGATAACAAGACTATCTTCAATCATTCTAAGTTGATTGAGTGACTTGATTGCTTTTTGTAAGTATGATAATACAGTTCCTTTATTTCTATCTACTAAACCAGATGTGCAATATGTAATAGAATCTTTTGCAAGTTTAACTCCTTTCATAGCAGTACCCGCACCACCCATTGCCATGTTAGTAGGATAGCGTGGTTCTGGAGTATACATGAAATACTCTTCTATCTTTGGAAAATATACTTTCTCAGATTCATGTACATTAGATGTATTGAATAACTGTGAACCTTTATCATCCTTCTTCATCTCCTTTCGGACATAACGCATTTTCATTGCGTCAATATATCTTAGTTCTTGTATACCATCTTGAGGACTTTTTATATCAATAACTTTGTTGTAATATATTCTACCATCAACATACCAGTTTCTAAAAATCTCATGTGCTTTGGTATCAAAATCTAGTAGATCTTTTATATGCTTAAACTCTTCTCTAATCTTATCTTTGATTCCATCAGATGCATTTAGATTATCCAAATCAATCTCTACAGGAGAATCATTTGTATCTGATACAATTGCTTCGTTTACAATATCCTCTACAGCATTATCCACTTCTGGATGTAATGCCATCTCACGATACTTTCTTATTGCTTGATGCTCATTTTTATAGATCCCTTCAAGATCTATTACTTGACTTGAAAAACCAGACTGTATATAATAGTCAACCCCGTCCTCACCTGTCTGAGGAACGGGGGAAACTACACCTTTTGGAAGGTCGTCTTTATCTTCAATACTAAATCCAAACAGCCTTGCCATCTTATAGAGAGATATTCTTATACCTTTCTATTTATTATACCATAAATCAAGCAACATCGCCACCTTGACCTGCTGCTTCCCACCACTGAACCTGTAAGGTTACAGTAAACTCTTCAACTGCGTCTGAAGAATCGTAAGAAAGGTCAATTTGTGATACCTGAGTTGGGAATACACTATAGAACTTATATGTTCTAAGGATAGGCATATTCTCACTTGATGATTGTGATGCTGAATCGACTGGTGATCTACCTAGTTGATAGACATATGCATCTTTAGTATAATCTTCTGGGTTGATATTACCTGCGTTATCAGATACTTTAGACATGGAGTTCATCCATCTCTCGAAAGAACCTCTGATTGCGAAGTCTGTATCGTTAATTACAGTAATCTGCCATTCATCGAATGTTCTGTCACCTGCAATTTTTAACTGTCTACCTCTGAAAGGTACAGTTATAGGAGCGATGTTGGATGCAGGAAGTGCAGCAGCTTTGACAAGGAACCTAGATTTAGGATCTATGTCTGCTACTGATGCATCTACAGCACCATCAGGGAAAGCAAGAACAACCTCAAACAGATTAGGTCTTGCAATACCACCCGTTAACCTCGACTTGAACTTATCTATAGTCCTATCCGAGGTCTTTGGCGGGTTTTGGGAATTGATTGCCATTGGTCTTTTACCTAAAGTGGATTAATTAAACTTTTCCAATAACTTCGTCAAAGGAAACACCTGTTCGTGTTGCCACGAAGGTTAGACCGATGAAGTTAATAGATCTTGCTGGCTTGATGTAAACATCAGCAACGAACTCGTTACTATCTATGATAGCAGGAGTATTATTTGTCTCATCGCAGATGACGATGAAGTCTTGAATACCACGCTTGGACTGTACATCACGAAGGAATGGTTCAACGATATTGATGAAGTTGATCCTTGTGATCTCATCGTTGAATTCAAATAGTATGTCCTTAGCTGCAGCTGCGATTGCCTTCTCTATAAAGATAAACAATCTACGAACATTGATACGATCGAATGCAGATGCTCTACCTAGTCCTGTCTTATCACCGAATAGAACTATTCCTGCACCAGGTGCTGTGATAATTGGGTTGATTCTGTTAGAGTATAACTTATCTCTATGAACCTTGTTAGGTGTGAATGCTAGTTTAACAGCATTTAATATAGCACCTCTGGCAGTACCGCCTGGTGAGAACCAAGGGAACTGGTTGATATCGTTTCTTGCACATGTACCTGCGATATCTCCGTTCATAGGAACATATCTGAACTGTTGGTTAAACCTGTCATACATGTACTTGTAACCACTGTCAAGAACCGCATAAGAACTTGATGTGATTGGTGAGTAGTAAGCAACTATGTTGTCGGTTACTGTATCTGGTTTCAACTGAAGTGACTCACCTGATCCAGATGGACTTAAGAATGATCCTCTCCAAGGAGATAAGAATGCAACTGCATCTTTTCTAAACTCAGCAATCTCAATTAGTTTGTTTGATAATGCTTGAGTCTCATTCTTACCGTGGTTAGCAGAACCTAAGAGTAAGAAGTCTACATCATACTCGTCTGTGTTTCTTAAGAAGTCGTATGCTTCAGATAAAGCACCGATGTCTAACTTAAGAGCATTCTGCTCAGTGATTGTGCCGATTCCATTGTAGTTTAAACCACCTGTCATTACAGCACTGTAGTTACCGATAGAACTGAATGTAATATTTTCAGTATCCTGATCCCAACCACCATCACCGAATACATCCCAACCGTCTTCTGAGAATCCAGTTGTTGTGATTCCTGCAGGTGCACCTCCTGCAAAGATGTTATTAGATCCAATCTCAATAACCTTTCTCCAGTATGATGATGAACCTGCTGAGAATAGTGCGTCTTTTGCTTTAGATAGATTTGTAAATTTCTCTAGTACTGAACCTGCGTTACCTGTTATAGTACCTTTGTCATCATAGACAACAACATGTACTTCATCAAATCTAGAGTTTCTAACTGCTGCATATGCAGATGTGCCAGGTTTGTCAGCGATTTGATTCCACTTGATGCTAACACCACTTGATAGTGTAATTGATTGCTGATCGAACCAGTCTGCTGCACTAGTGTATGTTGTTACACCACTGTATACTCCAGATGATAATCCTCTCCATGAACCGTATCTTCTAACTTCTCCTGTGTGAATACCAAGATTACCTGTCTCAGTGAAGTTGTAAATACCGCCTGGTTGATAGTCAACTGCTGTCTCTGTTCCACCTGCAGATACATGTGAAATTAGTTTGACTGTGATTGCTGAATTACCAACCTCAACAATCTGTCCCTTGAAGTATCCATCAAGTACACTAGTTGAACCTGCACCTGCTATAACTGTGTTAGCAGGAACTACCTGTGTAACTGCGTATCCAACCTGTAAGTCTATTGGATCAATAGGAATAGTTGTAGAACCATATCCTAATACATCAGTAGTTTTGATACCAGTTAGAACTTGATCTCCAAATCCATCAATGGTACATACCTTAACTCCGTTTGACCATGAACCAGGATTCTTAGCAGCATATGTAACACCTGCTATGGTGTTCTCTGCGTATCCTGAGTTTGTATAGTCGTCTGGACTTTTTATCTTTACGCTATTAGCGATTCCTATAAAACCGTTTTTTAATTCTTCGTCGTCAGCACGAACAACCCTCATTACCCCACCGTATGCTAGGTAGGAAGAGGCAACTAACCAGTATTCGTAATGACTATCTTTTGGATAAGGTTGTCCGAAAGTGTCAAGTAGATCTGCTTCTGTCTCTATGAGTTGAGGACTCTCCACAGGTCCTTTTGCAAATGGAGCAGCTAATCCACCTGTCAGTGTTGATGTGGCATCAACTCTACCATTGGTTAGATCAACTTCCCTTACAACAATACCAGGAGATGCTAAATTTAGTGGCATCTGTTTCTCCCCTTAGATTCCAATTTTGTCTATCATTATTTATTATTTACTGTCTTTTAATCGGGGAAACAATACATGAACACTACCAGTCAGGGTATTGTTCTGGTTCTGACTCTTTCTTCTTTTTCCTAGAATTTCTAATTCTTTCTATTGTACATTTCTTACATTCGTATGAGTATGATGATTTAAGATGTGAACTATTCTTGTGTGTTATATAATAATCTTCTATTAAATTTTTTGTTGTTTTGCATATCCTACATGTTCTTTCTGTCAGTAATAAATCGCTATGACTAAACTGAGATTCTATGTCCATTGTGATAGGATCCAACTACTAGAGTTTTTTTTATCTTCACCTCCAACACCAAATGCAAATGAAACCCTAGGGTCTTTATCAAAAGCATCTATCTCTGGAATGTTATCTTTTGTTCTATCTCCACCATTAGCAAACAAAACATCATCAAATAACTCAAGTGTTTTATTAATTAGATCAATAGAACTATTGTTATCATCATTGAATGATACACAACTATCTACCATTTTTAGTTCTTTGATGATACACATTCTCTCATTTATAGGCATAAATGGTTTACCTTTCTTTCTAGTCAACCACTCATCAGAGTTACAACCTACTATGAGAATGTCTCCTAATTCTTTTGCTGCTTTAAAATGTGCAATGTGTCCACTGTGGATTGGATCAAACCCACCACTAACAATAACAACCTTCATCTATACTCCCACATGAATGACCGATCACCATATTCATCTGCTTTCATCCACCTGTCGCCATTACCATCAACAAACTCGTCATCGTCATCCACACCATCCAAAATAAAACCAAAGGGAGCCATATCCTGTTCAATTTGGTTCTTTTGTTCTTCATAGATTCGTTTACGAACATCTGTATCTGTCATCTCTTTGAAGTAGTCTTGTGCTACTAACCAAGCAAAGATAACAAGACACATAGCAAGGTCATCATGGCAACCATCTTCTGCCTCCCATGATTGTTTCTTCTGAACAAAGGTGGTAAGTTCAGCAATGATATCATAATCATTTGTTATTATTTTATCATCTTCCATCAAAGTTTTCAAGTTAGAACATCCTAACTTTTTGACTGCCTGTGTCATTCTAACACCCATCTGTGTTTTACTACCAGAGAATCCTGATCCTACTTGTTGACCATTCCTACCTCTCATAGCACACATCAACATATTTTCATACTCAAGATCATATTGCATAATACTTGCTACTTGTTCTCCTATGTCATTAATCTCTACCAATACATATGCTTCATTATATGCTCTAGCAGTATCATGTATGATATTAGGAAATAGCATGGGTTTTATTTCTGCATTCTTATATCTTGCTACAGTCTTATACGGATATGTCGTTATATCAAATACTATAAATGCTGAGGAGTCATGATCAATTCCTCTAGCAGTATCTACAGTAATAATATAATCGTTACCTTTGATTGGGTGTTCATATACTAACAATCCTTTATGATTATTGATTAATGGATCTTCAAATACAAGGTTTCTAAGTTTAGTTACACTTATCAAGGTGTCAACAGATCCTAAGAACTCACACTCAAACTCAACTTTAAACTGTTGTTCTGATGTGTTCTTTATAGTTTGCTCTTTCCATGCTTCATCTCTGCCTGGTACTTGTGACCAGTGAACCTCAGTAGCAGTGTACTCGTTTTTATTTCTCTGTGCATCATGCCAATATCTGTAAAAATGATTCATACCACATGGGGTAGAAACCATTATGACTTTGGTTGTTTTACCAGAAGTGATAGTAGGATATACTGAGCTGAAGAATGCCTCAGCAATATGATTAGGAACAAAGGCAAACTCATCCAGAAAAATAATGTTGAAAGACATACCTCTAACTGCACTTGCAGAGGTAGATGCTGCCAGTATTTTAGATCCATTTTCTAACTCCATTGATCCTTTATTCCATGACAATATACCCTGCTGCATCCACTTAGGTAAATTCTCATAGGCAGTTTGTAATCTACCTAATAATTCCCTAGCAGTTGCTGCTTTGTTTGCCAGAATACCTACATTAACACTATCATTAAAAACAATATAATGCAACAGGTAAGCAACACATGTGGTTGACTTACCAGTCTGTCTAGGCATTTTACATATATTAAATCTATTCTCGTGAAAGTTTCTAATTAGTTCTTCTTGGAAGTCCCACATTTTAAAATGCACAAGACCTTCATCAAGAGAAACTATCTTGATATAATTTTTAGCAAAGTATATTGGATCCCTTTTACACTTGATAAACTCTTGAACCTGTTCTGCACTAAAATCTGTTTGTGTATTTGCTTTCTTTAGGTTCGGGTTACCAAGATATACATCTTGTTCAGCCATTCATCTCATCATATGCCATCTTCATTATATATGCAATGACAATAGTGACTGCTATCACTAAGATAAGCACCATGATGTTAACTGAATGTACAACAACCATTAGATCATTGACATTGCATGATGTAATTCATGTGCATGTTTAAGTTCATCCTCTGCTATTTCTGCTATCTTTTTATCCTCTGGATGATATGCCAAATACTTTACATATGTCTCATAAGCATGCTTTTCAATCTTCATATTGATATCATATGCATCTAAGGGACTAGCAAAATAATATGCAACCATAATCCAATAGTAAAGAAGAACTAAGTGTTTAGCAAAAAATCTATCTATCCAATACTTGTTACCTTCTCTGAGTTCCATCTCTTCAAGATGCTCAGTTTCATTCAATGCTTGATAGAAATGTTCTTTCATCAAGTATATGTGGTCTGCTCCTCTGAGTCCTAATGACTCACGAAAATGTAGAACAGATATGAAAGAGAAGTATGGTGCTCTAGCAATAACTTCTAGAACCCAAAATCTCTGGAAGTCTCTACCTCTGTAGAGAAAGTCTAGGATATAGATTGTAGTATCCAAGACCCATGTGTTGAATTGTTTCATATAAGTATTTATACTTAATCTCTTTGTCTCCAATCATCTGATCTATTATCATTGCGAAACCAATCAGCGATATCTCCTGCATCTGTGAAACCCCTTTTATGTTTCCTTGAATCGGAGTCTCCTATATTCAAGTACTTAAGAAAAGAATCATCATCACTTGACGATAATCGTCTTGCTGACTGTAGCATACCTCTTGCTGATGTGTTTGCCTTTGCCAATTTCTCTGCCCATATCATGTCTTCCAATCCAACTTCTTGTCCTGCTGCAATAGATTTGCAGATGTCTACTAACCGTAGACGATATGCGGTAGATAACATAAACTAATAATAGTAATTAATTAATATTATGTATCTGTTTAATTTGCCCTCAGATTCATTGATATGGCGGTTCGCTGACCGTTTGTTGTTGGAACTTCATGAGTGAGTAAAGATGGAAAAATTATTAATAAATTATTAACTGGTTTTATCTCTACATCTCCCTCAAAAATTATAGGAGAACAGTCTTTATCTACATTGGCATAATACACACATGATAGATCATTTGGAAAATGATTATGTGGTTTTGCATAATCACCTTTATTATAGCACATCATCCACAAATTGTTGCATTCAAATTTTGTATCATCTCTCATGTGAAAATAATCACGACCAACGGTTTCACAACATTTAATAACTATAGAAACAAATGATTTTAATTTAGGATAATCCATTGCCCACATATTACTTCTCCATGAAGATCTTACGGGAGCATTTGGTAATTGTTTATTATAATCTTCTGGATATAAATTTTTATACTCTTCTATTACCTTAGATACATTTAACTCAGGTAAATTTACTGTAAAAATTGGTAACTCTTTTTTGACAGTTACTGTGTCAATCGTATTCAATGCCATTCAATTCCGAAAAAGATTCTGTAAGTTCTCTAGTCAATTCTTTTTTTAAGTGTCTTGTATCCATTATACATGGAGTACAATACTTCATAGGGTCTGGGCAATCTTCACATGGTTTAACAGATCCAGATAATTTAATTTTAACTATCAAATCTTCTGTTAATTCAATAAACTCTACACTCCCACCATCA